ACATATTTTGCACCAGTGCCGCGTCCATTGAAATAGATACGGAACTGGACCAGTGTTGCGTCATTGCTGAGGTCAAATAGACCAGCAGTAGCACCAACACCTGTGAAGAATGTTGTTGAATCTAATACTAGATTTGCACTGACGCTGTTGGTTGCAGGTGTTGGAGCACTTAGTTGTGCGAATGTGTCCAACTGTGTCCAGTTGAATACGCCTGCTGAGTTGTTGATAGTCACATCCTGTAGAGCAGGAATTATGTATCCACTACTTGTAGAGGCAATAGCCGTTGAAGTATTTTGGATTTGAATAATTGCATTGCTTGTAGGAGCGGATACGTTGATGTATGCCATTTTATTTTTCCTTTAAGTTATGTTGTTGCGACGTTTAATCTAAACTCGAAAGTATAGATCAAGACATCCTCGGTTTTGTCTACGGTGTAATCACTTTCGCTGCCGAAGTTGACTACATTTATGGTGCTTTTGACACCAAGTATCTTTGTAATAAGAGCGTCTAATTGACTAGGTGTATTCTTAGCATCAACTGCTAGGTATACTTCAGCGATAAGATCATCTTGAAAAACTTCTCCACCGTTCAAGGTAGGAATGAGTGTTGTCTCTTCCTGTCTTGGTCGGTCGACATAGATCTTCTTCATGTTCTTGAGGTAGAGAGGAGTTCCATTTTGTTCCCAAGGCAACTCTTGGCTCACAGCAAACTGGGTAAGTGTGCTGACTGCTGTGGTAATTGCTGATAACAATTCTGTTCTCATCTTACTCTCACTAGATTGACAGGGCTTGGTAGTTTTTCTTGGCTAGTGACTGTGCCACTATTATCAAAATCATACCATGTGCCATCTTCAATCAATTCTCTGAATAGTTGATCAAACTTGGTTCTATACACACCAATCTTCTGAACTTCTGCATTATCCTGTGCTGAATAGTCTGCTATCTTTGGATAGAGGTATTCAAACAAGGTATAATAAACGCATAGGTCAGTGAAGTCCGCTTGCCTGGCCAAAATATAATTGGCATTGGGCAGCGGAACATCAGGTGTGCTTAGAGTGTTTGTGGCTAACCTTTGGTTGTCCGTGGCTTCTATCATATAATACCTGCGCCACCAACTGGTAGTTCTAATTAATTGTAGAATACGAGCAGTGGCTTTGGTAGTTAGATCTTCAACCATGGTTTCATCCGCAATACCTTCATTGGCTTCAAATACTCTCTGATCTGTTGATGTAACATCTTCATACTCAGCGAAAGCAATTACGCCGGAATTATTGGGATTAATAAAAGCCATTTAGATTCTCCAGTTACTTGATATTAAATTGTAGCGTCAAAACTTGCGAATACGCCATAACCCTCATAGACAACACCAGTGCCATACATTGCTGAAGCAACGACGTCTGTGCCTAAACCGCGAGCACGACGTTGTGTTTCAATCTGAATGTCACGCATCAAGCCAAAGCCCAAGGCGTCACGGTGGAAAATAGCACCACTATAATCGCCAGCGGCACCGCCAGTGATCAATGGAACATTTGAACTTTCAAATACTTGCATACCGAACAAGTTACCAACATAACCCATTCTCATGGCTTCATTGGCAACATCACCATAAGCACCACCAGTGAAGGCAGCGTTACCTTGTGCTGTCAAAGCAGCCTTCAAGTCATAGGCAACACTTGGGTGCAATACGCAGGCAATACCATCTGTTGGAACGCCAGAGGCTTTCAACTTGGTTAAACCTTGCATTACCAATGCGGCTGTGATAGTTGTAGAACTAGATCCGATGGTGTTAGTTGTGAAACTTTCAAACTTGGCCATTAGGTCTTGGTCAATCTTTTTAGCAATAGCGGCACCAAATAATTGTCCTAGGTCAGCAACAACGCTACTAGCACTGGCATTAACTGCCATGTCAGTAACCATGGTCATCAAACCAACTTGACCAACTGTGAATGATGCAACATCAGTAGATACTGCTGTGTTACTGAAGTCATCACCTTCAGTCAATGTGGCCGCAGTTTGCACTGGGTAAATTGGAACTTGAATTGTCTTGCCCTGAGCAGGTGCTAGGGTATAGTTTTTAACGAGTCCACGCATGATGGAACGCTCGTTGGCAACGAACAATGCTTCCTGAATGATTGTAGGTAGCAAGTCGTTTAAGGTTGTAGTAGTAGATCCAGCCATAATAATTCTCCTTTAGATGTTAGGCTATCCCTGAAGACTTGCGGTATTCCGCATATATTTTTCTGTCTGCAGGGTTTGACATATTCAATTTTGATATGTCTAGTTTTTCACGTGACTGGTTGACATTACTCTTAGTCTGTGTTGTGGTTGGTCCTGCTGCCTTGAAGTGAGGATTTGTGTCGAGGAATTCTCTGACAAGGTCTTCTACTTTGAAAGGTTGGCCTTTGTCTGAATATCTAACTGTGCCTTTTTCATCGAGCACCTCAACATCACCATTCTCTCCCAATCTAAGATTAGGCTTCAATAACGCTTGGACCTGTTTAGGATTCACAGCACCGAACTTGGCGGCTGTGTCAACTAACGGCATATCCACAGTATAATTTCTTATTACTTCATCACGCTTGCGAATTTCTTCGTCTTTCTTAGAAGCCAAATCAGCGATGATTTTATCAAACTCACCACGCTTTTTAGATTCCTCTAACTTACGTGCTTCGTTGTCTGCTTTTAACTGTCTAAGTTCGTCTGGATCACCTAGGTCTTCATACTTTGAACTGACTTTCTTTTGGACTGCACTCTTGGTGCGAGCCATCATATCGTCAACTTCTTTCTGTGTATAGGTTTTCTCAGTGGCCTGGTTTGTGTTTTCGGATGATCCAGTATCATCACTTGCCAACGTATTTTCGGACATTGTAGCCTTAGCCTCCCTTTCAAAGAGTAAATGGTGAATCAGTGTTGCCACTGACTCGTAGTGATATTTATAGATCTTGTCTATAAATGGTTATTTTATCAGCGTTTTGGCGGTTTCTTGTCTCTATTCTTCTTTGTCCGCATTCCACGTGTGGGTAGTGGTGAGTTTGGGTAGTTCATAATAATTCTCCTTAGTTGTTATTTCTTGCGGCTTCTGCGGCTGAGTAGACAATGTCTTCTACAGTGACGCCAGGTAGAGCAGCCATGATCTCAGCATTGGTCATACCTGTCATAATCATGTCTTGAATTTGTTTCATTACCTCAGCATTGGGAACACTGATCGATTCTTCTTCATATGGCTCCCACTTGGCACACCAGAATACTGCACGAACTGGTGCGTCAAATTTGGTGCAATACATTTCACCTGGCTTGTAGTATTCACAGTTACCGCAGTTCTGTCCCTCTGGAACATCTGGGTTTGATGCTGGTTGATAGGCTGCTGGCAGGTTGCTGTTGATAACTTCACCATCGGGATATAGTCTACCCACTTGTGGATTAGGATCAATAAAAGGCAAACGTTCCTTCTCTTCACCTAACAGTTCAACTATTTGTTCATCAATGATGCGTAATACCACAGGATCAGTGGCAGCACTCTTGGCGCTGACTAATTGCTGAAACTCACGTTGATCATCACGGATGTTGAAACTACTAGGGTATTCAATTTCGCCCTCCCAGGTTCTATTCTGATATAGACCAAACAATATCCATAACTGCTCTTCGGCTAGTTCTAGGTTGTCTGCCTTCTCTGCCAGTTTAGCATTGAGTAATTGAAACTCTGTTTCCATGGCAATACCACTCATTGTTCTCTGTGCGGTTGCACGGACTCCACCTGTGAAACTAATACGGTCAATGGCTTCAACTAATTTGTCAATACTACTATGTATGCTGGCTATGCCATTGCCACCATGTTCTAAATAATATGGATTAAGTCCGGGATCACTGCCTTCTTGCAGTTGAATAATGGCACCAGCACCTGAACCTAACTGTGCAGTTGGTGGAACAACTAAACTGGGATGTCCATCCATGCGGATGCTTTGTTCATTTTCACTTTGTAGATTGTAGATGCTACGCTGTAGATCTGCAATGTCACCGATATCACTGATGCCAATGTCTTTGGTAATGCCACGTTGATTGTAGACCAGAATGGCAGGAATCTTACCCAACATATTTGGTTCTTCAACTTCCATGTTGGCAGTCTTTTGAACATCATCAACAATCCAAGTTTTAATTGTTTCTCGGGTCCACTCACGTATCACTGTGATCTTATCAACAACTTCTTCAACGTATTTGAAATATGCTAGTTCATATCGGCCGCCTGGCATTCTTTCCCAACGCCAATCTGACACAATCAGTGGAGTTAAAAGATTTACATAAGGACGCACACCCATCTCTAGTTCTTGGCCCAATGAGGCAGCACCTAGGTTAGGCTTGGTCATGATGATCCATGCCATGCCGAACACACTGCTCCATATGCTGGTCTGTTTCATAAAAGCATCTAGGCTACGACCTTCCATGTCACAGTCTGCTAGAAAGTCTTCAACATCCGCTTGTCCAGCCCAACTATAAAACTCACGATCTGGTTCTTCACGGAACATGAAACTAACATAGGTTGAGATTACATTTTGGCAGTGATTATCCAAGGGCGTATTGGCCAATCTAGCATTGTATTCTCCCGGTGTTTCTAAATTATAACGTGTTAGGTGTCCTGCACGACGATATTCCTCACCGCCTGTATAACTTTCCATTAAGAATTGCCAGCGATCACGATTGCGTTCATATAACCAATGTGTTGAAGCAAGTGCCGTGTAATCATCAAGTAAGGTTTGATTTGCCATTTGTTTATCCTATTTTATGACCCCACATCCTAGTCGGCGGTGGAGTTATGGGTTGTCTAATGGGGAATAAGTAATCCACCATGTATCTTAATGCGTCATTCATGTGATCAAAGCCCGAATCCTTGTCTGGAATGCTGGTGCCTTCTTTGTATGTATGTTTCTCTAGACACTCAATGCTATATTTACACTTGGGGTCAAAGAACAATGTAGTAATACCACTAGAACTGCAGAGTTTAGCATTGACAGCGTTGACACCATCTCTAATAGCATTGTGACTGTTTGGTGCTTTTACTGTGAATCCAGCATTTCTCAGTATGGTATGATCAGTTCTACCACCTGCACTAGTCTTACGTTGACTGCCTGCAGGGTCAGGGTATACTGTGATCTTGTTCAGTGGGTAACGGTTGCGTATCTCCTGCACCATCTCATCTGTATTACTGCCCATGAGTTTAATCTCATCAATGACTTGTAGAACTTGAGGATTGGGTCTAACTGCAATCACACAACTGTTGTTATCCACGTTGAAGTCCATGCCTATGTGCAGTTCTGGCAGAGATTTATTATCTGCTTCTACAAGATAAGGTCGTATGTTATACTTGCGGTCAAATGCGTAGAATACACGACCACTAAATGTTTCAAAGGTGGCTTCAAACTCTTGACGGAATGTTCTTAGATCTAGGCTGCGTCTGGCTGCTTCAACTTCTTCGGGCTTGACATTGCCACCGTCCAGCGTGGTATATTGAAAACTGGCCCACTCTTCAGGGTATTCTTCACTCAATTTGTATAGTTCATGTGCCCAGTTCATGCCCTTGGGTGTGCCAATCATCAATGCACCTCCTTGCTTGTCTGCTAGAGTAGGACGGAGAGTTTCATACCATGCTTCAGCATCCACATCAGCAAATTCGTCAATAACAAGGAAATCCAAGCCGATACCTCTAAGGCTATCATAATTATCAGCACCTTTGAGACTAATTGTTGATCCATTCTTAAGTTCAATAGATAGTTCAGTTTCATTTATTTTCTTGGCCCATTTTAAGTCATTGAGTTTGTTGCGTAGTTTCTTCCAAGTAATCATCTTGGCCTGGCGATATGTGGGGGCAACATACCACACAGTTCTATCAGGTAGTCTAGCATGATAACACAGTTCTCTAATTGACAAGTGTGTTTTACCAAAACGTCTGCCGGCTATCACAACCTTGAAACGCTGTGGGGCTTGAACTATTGTTTGTTGTGCGGGACTAAGTGGCATTACTCGTTGTCTGACCAAGGTAATGGTGCGTTGGCTT